ACAGGAATGTCATTAAATGAGTTTTCAAAGCAATGTGGCATTAATAGAAACACATTATATAAATCAATAGTAAAAGTGAAAAAGATATTCAATGAGCAAAAGTAAAGGTTTGGGTGATGAAATAAAAAAGTTCACCGACAAAACAGGACTTTCTAAATTGGTGAAAAAAATCTTTGGTGATGACTGTGGGTGTGCTGAACGACAAGAAAAGCTGAATAATATGTTCCCGAACTTCAAAAACATAAGAGCATTCACAAAAGATGAAAAAGAAATTTATGAAGGCGTTATGCCAGAAATAGACAAAACAAGCAGAATAACAAAAGAACAGAAATATATTGTTGGCAAACTGTATAAAAGTATTTTTGGTTCAAACGCAAAGTGGTCAAGTTGTGGTTCTTGTAATAAGAAAACATTAGACAACATAAGAAAGATATATGAAAAAAGTTGTGATTTATGAAAAAAGCAATTTGGGTTTATAGAGAAAAGAAAAGAAAAAAACGCAAAGGTGTTCACAGTAAAAATGCAAGTAAAGGACAAACAAAATACAAACATAAATATAGAGGACAGGGACGTTGAAAGACGTGATCCTTTCTATAAAGAAAAAGCAATACACTATGTTCATAAAAACAAAAAAAAATACAACAGAAAAGACAAACACAAAAAGCCAGGTGTTTAGATTTTGCTGCGGTTGTGGTGGGGTTAGTTTAATAGAAAAAGGAAACTGTTATTTTTGTGGTGGCAAATTTATAGTGAAGGGTTTGAAAGATGACTTAGAAATTAGAAAACAATACAATGCAAAAACACACTAAAGTATATTTTGATTTTTTTGATTATGGAGAACAGGACTATATACCCTGTGAAATGGAATGTGGTTCAAAAGCTACTGACGTCCATCATCTAACAAAAAGGTCTAAGTTTGGAAGTAAACAAGAACGCGACTACATTGAAAATCTTATGGGGTTGTGTCGCGATTGTCATAATAAAGCAGAGAATGATGGCATGTTTAATATGTTTTGCAGAATAAAACATTTAGAGAATACATGTTTACAGATTCATGGAATGATTAATTTAAACAAACGATTAAATGAAAGTAGAAAAGAAAGAAATAAATAAATTAAAACCAAACCCAGACAACCCCAGAACAATAAGCAAAGATAAGTTCAAGAAGTTGGTGAAGTCAATTAAAGAGTTTCCTGAAATGCTTAAAATTAGGCCGATAGTGGTTGATGAAAACTTTATTGTTCTTGGCGGGAACATGCGACTACAGGCATTGAAAAAACTTGGAATAAAAGAAACACACTATATACAAGAAAAAGATTTGACACCAGAACAAAAAGAACAATTTATAATAAAAGACAATGTTGGTTTTGGTGAGTGGGATTGGGACATGTTGGCTAATGAGTGGGACGTGAGTAAATTAGATGATTGGGCGGTTAATGTTCCAACAATTAAAAACACTGAATTGCTATCCGAATTGAAATATGATCCACTGTATTATGAACCAGAAGAACAACCAAACATGAAGTTGTCGGACTGCATTAATCTAAATAAATACAATGATAAAATAAAAGCATTAGATGAATACAATTTAACAAAAGAACAAAAAGAAGTTTTAAAAATGTTTACTTACAGATTCATAAAAATAGATTTTGAAAGCGTAGCTAATTATTATTATTTTAATGCAAGTGCAGAAGAACAGAAAGCGATTGAAAGATTAAGGTTGGTATTGACAGACAATGGTCAAAATGGTTTTATTGAAGATGACCTTTTGAGGATTTTGAGTTTCACAGAAGATAACTTTGAACTATGATTGATATTTTTATTCCTTCATATCACAGGCCGACAAAAGTAAAGACAGCAAAGTATTTTATCAAAAAGGGTTATAACCCCAAAAAAATACATGTTATCATTGATAATGCCACTGATGACATTGAGCAATATAAAACAGAAATGAAGAAGCTGAACTGCAACCTTCACATATTTGACATGAAAGAATCAAGGAAAAGATATGACTACATACACAGGGCAAGTAAGTCAAGAAGGTCAGCAGGGCAATGTAGAAACATGTTTTATGATTTGGCTAAAAAATTAGATATAGATTTCTACATGGTTAGTGATGATGACACCACACTGTATGAAGTGAAACCCTTTGGTGTTTATGTGAGGGGTGCAGAAATAGAAGAAATAACAATGGTGTTTGAGGGTGTCAAAGAATTTATGAACAAACACAAAATTGGCTTGTTTGGTCTAAGTCAAACAGGTGATATGTTCAGTGTGCCAGACACTAAAATGTTCAGAACAAAAGTAATGAACACAACATTTATAGACACAAGATTTATATACAGGGGTGAAAGAGCAGTGCAAGACAATGACACAAGTCAGTTTGTTGGGGTTATGAATGAAGGTTATTTCACAGGCAGTTTGGGTTCTGGCTTGGTTTTAAGTCAAACAACTTCAGCAACACAAAAGGGTGGATTGACTGAATTATACAATGAATGTAAATTGCTGAACAAGTCATTGGTGATACCTATACAATTCCCTTCATTATGTCATGCTGAAAAACAAAAAAAGAATGGTGGACGATTACATCATAAAATTAATTATAGATATTTAAACCCTAAATTAATAAAGGGAAAAAGAAACAACATTGCTTGGGACACATACAAAGAAGATGTTCCATTTAGTAATGAACCTAAAAGAAAAAACTATGGACAAAAGTAGACACATAAAAAAAGAATCGCTTTTAAAAGCATTAGAACAATCATTGGGTGTCGTGACAGTGGCATGTAAAAAGACAGACACACCCAGAAGCACCTATTATAAATGGCTAAAAGAAGATGAAGAATTTAGAGAACAAGTAAAGCAAATTGAGAATGTTGCATTGGACTTCGCTGAAAGTCAACTGCATCAACAAATAGCAGACAATTCAACACCTGCAACTATCTTCTATTTAAAGACAAAAGGCAAGAAAAGGGGGTATACTGAAAAAGCTGAACTTGACATAACAAGTGGTGGCAAGTCAATTTCACCACCTTCATGGATCAATGATGCTGATTCTATTAGTGGTGAAGTATATGATGACTATGATGAAGAAACAAGCTAAACCATATTATGATGTAAAAAAATCAAGCAAAAGAATATGTGTGTTGCAGGGTGGAACAAGAAGTGGAAAAACATATTCAATACTGTTGGCATTAATTGAGTTTGCTTATAAAAACAAAGGCAAAGGTTTATATATCACAATAGCAAGAAAGACATTCCCAAGTTTGCGTGGCACAAGCATGCGTGATTTCTTTTCTATTCTAAACAAAGAGAATCTATATAGTGAAGCACACCATAACAAATCAAGTGCATTATACGAACTCTACGGCAATATCTTTGAGTTTATAAGTGTGGATCAACCTGCGCGTGTTAGAGGGCGTAAACGTGAAGTTTTGTTTTTGAATGAATGCAATGAATTTTCGTTTGACGAATACACACAATTGGCACTACGGACAACATACAAGATAATAATTGACTTCAACCCAAGTGATGAGTTTCATTGGTTGTATTCTCAAATAATAGATGCAGACAGAGATGATGTTGACTTTCATGTTTCTACATATAAAGACAACCCATTTTTAGAAGAAAGCACAATAAAAGAAATAGAAAGATTAAAAGAGGTTGATGAAAATTTATGGCGGGTTTTTGGTGAAGGGCAACGTGGGGTGGCTACTGAAACCATTTTTCCCGCCTTTAATATAGTGGACAAAGTTCCTGACAACGCAAAAGAGGTGGCACTTGGTCTTGACTTTGGGTTTAGTGCTGATCCAACAAGTTTGGTTAAAATATACAAACATGACTTAGATTTGTATATTGATGAGTTGATTTATGAAAGGGGTTTAACCAACCAAGACATTGCAACCAAAATCAAACACTTAGGTATTGACAGAAGCATTGAAATATTTGCCGATTCAAGCGAACCCAAGAGTATTGAAGAAATTTTTCGCATGGGTGGTATAAATATTAAAGGTGCAAAGAAAGGACCAGACAGTGTTAGGATTGGTATTGATGTAATGCGAAGGCACAAGCTGAACATAACACAAAGAAGTGTGAATGCAATTAAAGAGTTTAGAAACTACAAGTGGATAAAAAACAAGAATAATGAAATAACAAACAAACCAATAGACGCATTCAACCACAGTATTGATGCTGTTAGGTATGTGTGCCTAAACAAGTTAATGGTGTCTTATTCTGGCAAGTATTATATTAGTTAGACAAAAACAATAATTTTATATTTATAAAAAATGAAGAAGATTAAATTAATAGTTCCTGAAAGTTGGAATGACATAACGGTAAAACAGTATCAAAAATTTATGCAGATACTTAAAGTCCAAAAAGATGAACACGAAAAAACAATGGATATTGTTGCTGTGTTCTGCAATGTAGACAGAAAGCTGTTGAAGAAATTTAAAATGAAGGACTTAAACAAGATTTCAAACATTATTACTTCAATGACGAAAGACGATCCTTCAAACATTAAAATGGAAAAGAACATTGAATTTAATAATAACAAGTATGGTGTTATTCCAAATATGTCTGAAATGACAACAGGTGAGTTCGTTGACTTAGAAAGCTACTGTGAGGAGTCAACAGAAAACCTGCATAAAATAATGTCTGTATTGTATAGAAAGCAGACAGATGGTGTTGATTATTGGGGGCGCTATCAAGTTGAAGAATATGATCCTTCACCAGAAAAACACAAGCTGATGTTGGAACTTCCAATGAGTTATGCCTTAGGTGTTCTCAATTTTTTTTTTCATTTAGGCGACAAACTTTTGAAAGATTCGGACAGTTATTTGATGAAGTTGAAATGACACAGAATGAAGGAACAGAACATGAAAGAAGAATAACAACAGAAAAGAGATACAAAACCAAATGGGGTTGGTATGCGATTTTGTATAATTTGTCAGGTGGCGATTTACTTAAAATTGAACCAATAACCAAAACAAAAATATATGAAGCATTAACATTCTTGTCATACCAACAAGATTTATTTATTTTAGAAAAAGAAAGACATGGCGCAAAATTCTAACAACACACCAAATAATATAACCTACAGACAAATGGTTGGAACATTCAGTGATATTGCAACAAACCACCTGCAACTACAATCATTTAATTCAGGTAGTTTAAATGACTTAGATATTGAAAAGTTAGATGCAGACAAGTTTCCGCTTTTGTATATAACACCACAACCTGCTACTGTTGATGCACAAACGCTGACATATTCTTTTGATGTGGTTGTAGCTGACCAAATACAAGAAGATATGACAGACATTGATGACACCTATTCTGAAACACTTCTTATAATAAAAGATGTTATTTCTAATTTCAGACAGGCAATACAAACAGAATCATGGGCAGATCAAAGAACAGATATTGAAATGCCAATAACATTAACACCGTTTACAAGCAGGTTTGCGAACTTACTGACAGGGTGGGCGGGGACATTTAATATAGTAGTTAACAATGAGAACAACCTTTGTATTGTTCCACAAACAGATAATACATAATGGCAGGTTATCCGAATTTTACACAGGCGCTACAGGACTTTGGAAAAGTGCAGGTTTCAGACGCAAAAGCAGGTGTGAGTGGCACAGCTTTGGAAAGTTCTATTTTGTATGAAGTGCAGGGACAAGCACAGTTCAAACCAAAAATCATTTTCAAAATGAATGACTATGGTGGCTTTGTGGACACAGGTGTTAAAGGAACAAGAAACACAAGAAGTCAATTAAACAGCACAAGTGCAAATGACCTTTTTAGCTTTGACCATCAACCTGCATTCACAGGAAGATATAAAATGATTAACCCAAGCGCTATTGACAAGTGGGTTATTAAAAAAGGACTTAGTGGAACAAGAGGTGCAAAAGGAAGATTTATAAAAAGAAGTTCTATTAAGTTTGCTGTTGCAACTTCTATATATAGAAAAGGACTTGAAGGCACAGGTTTCTTTTCAACACCATTTGAATCAAACATGGAAGCAATCACACCCGTCTTTGAGAATGCACTTGCAAAAGACCTGCTAAAGAATATAACAAAAAAATCAAGAAAATACGTTGTATAAATGGCATCACTACAGATAACACAAAAGCCAACAGAAACAACGACATACACAGGAACAGCAAACACATACGCTGAAATAGTGCCAACAAACTATTGGCCGATACTTCAAATAACAATTAGAATAACAGATGCCCTCGCGGCTCTATATAAAGTGAAGTATATAT